GACCTGCTGGCCAGACTTAAGGGCATTGCAGGCGAGATCCTCGATCTCTGATTGGTACCTTTTTGTAGCACCTGGTCTTCCTGCAGCTGGAGAAATTGGTACCAGTTTGCTCGATGGCTTTGGTACCATTTTCGCGCACCTGGTTTGCCCAGGATCTCGCCAACTGGTACCAAAAGGATCCGACTATGCCGCTAGTGAAGTTCCAAGCCGATGACAGCCTGACCGAAAAGCTCATGACCTCTACGGGTTATCGTGTTGCCTCAAAGGCATTCGCGTACGCCGCCGAGAAGTCGTTACGACTGGAGAGTGATCTGAAGCTTGCCCGTGCTGAGATCGCCGAGCTTCGCCAGCAGGTGCTGTCGTATCAGCAGACTTTGGCAGCAGCTCGTGACGCTGCGATCCAGCTCGCCGAGGTTGCTGGTCAAGGCGATATGTTCCAGGCCAAGGACACGACGCCGCCGCGCCTGCGTCACCATCTCGAGCCTGAGACCTCACCTCAAGTTGGTGAGTCGATGGATCACTTCCTGGCTCGCCTCAACCGAACCGGCCACGGCTGATTGGTACCTCGTTTACCTCCATGTCGGCGCCGGCCTGGATCTGCTGCAGCAGAAATTGGTACCAAAACGCCCGATCGATCTCGCCCAGGATCTCACCTGCAGGTACCAATTCCTTCGCGATCGCTGCCCGGACAAGCAGCGCAAAACCACCTTCGCGCCTGATTACCCAATAGCGTGCAGCAGGATGCCTGTCAGGGCACTCTGCGCCCGTCCGAGGCTTCGTTTCAGGTGTCCGAGGCTGGTTCAGGTCGACCGAGCCCGGCGGAAGATGCCGCCCAGTTTCAGCGGCTCGGATGGGTGGGGGTGCTGTAACACCCCCACTTTACCCCGCAATCGAGGGGTTTTTGCCTATCTCAGTGCCTCTTGCTCGTATCCGAAAAGCACGCCCTTAAGGGCTATTTTGGCTTGGTTTCTGATATCAACGGGCAGTGCATCAAAGCGCTTTAGTATTGGTGCTATGTCTTCGGAAACCGACCTTTCTTGCTCATCTAGCAGCAACTCATCAGTAGTGGTTCCAAGGACCTTCGCTAGCGCAACAACGGTATCTCCTGCCGGTATTGCCTTCCCGGCTTCGTATGACACATAGCTCGACTTGCTTATGCCGGTTTTCTCCCAGACATGGCGCTGCGTCAGCTTCTTAGCCTTCCTGCACCGTTTTAGGTTTTCGGCAATTGTCACGGCTCTACCCTCTGGGTCGGTGTTCATTTCCCGACCTTACGCACTGATCGTTCATACAGTGCCGATATTCCGATACAAATCTGCTTGCATTCTGTCAGCTGCAAATCCTATGATCCCGTCCACAAAGTATTGGTTTCCCGATATTGACAGGGATTTGCATGTTCTACGACTGGATCAAGGCGTATCAGGACTACCCATTTGACCTTCCGAAGGTCGGTGAGGTGATCTGCCGTCGATCCTGCATCGAGACCGAAGAACTGCTTTCTACCTCGGTTCCGGCGTTCTACGCCGAAGGCAGCTACTGCACCACGTTCCGAATTCATGTTCGTGGCAGGCGCATTACGGTCGATGGCAATCCGTCCCGTCTGAACCGCCTCGATAACGTTTTCGGCATCGATTCGCTCGATGGCTGCATGCGCGTGATTAACGCTGTGCTGGTTGAGCTTGGCCTCCCAGAAATGACCCGCTGCACGACAACGCAGCAGCTTCAAGACGGGACCCTGATTGCTGACGGTGCCATTTTTCAGCGCCTCGATTTGACCAGCAATTTTTACGTAGGGAAGGGCAACGAACGGGCGTTTCTGCGTGGCATTTCAAGCCAGCGTTTCCGCAACTCCATTGCCTACCTGTACCCGGACGGCAACACATGCGTTTGGACCCCGAAGGGTGGCGAGAAAGCTGGCTCTCTCGTTTACCCGGGTAATTACAACAAGGCGGCTGAGCTGAGCGCCCACCTTCTGCCCAAGGTCAAGCGGACCTTCGGCGAAGAATCTGATGAATACCGCTACGTGCGGGAGTTGCGCGACTGGTGTGCATCCGTCGGCATGGTTCGCTCCGAGATCAAGTGTCGTTCGGAGTATTTGAAGAGGGAAGGGCTCCGTTTTTGGGGACTCTTCGACGAGCAGAAATTGCGAGAAATCCAAAGGGGGTTCCTCATGGTGGGCGACAAGTGCGAGATCAGTAACTTCGACGTTTTGACAGTGGCCGACGAGCTGCTGGCGAAGGGCATTGTCGATCACCGTAAAGCCGCGATGACGACTGCCGGTTATGTCGCTCTTTGGCAATGTGGCCAGCGTTTTGATCTTGAGTCATCGGCAGTCCAGAAGCACCGCGCCCGTCTTCGTCAAATCGGTATCGACATCAAGTTGCCGTTCGATGCGACTCGTCACGGTGTTGTCTTCATTCGAAACGTCCGCGATATCGAACGCAGTTTCGACATGCCGCTGCCTTCGTTCTACCGCTCTGCGGTAGTGCCTTCGCCTCTGCGACTGGTGGCCTGATGCGCACGGTCAAATTGCAGGGCAGGGCGGCGACTCTCCGCGACCATCATCGCGCAATTGCTGCTCGTCCTTCCTCCTACGGCAATGTCGATTTCGAAGCGCTCCGCTCGACGTTCGCCGCCCGTGAGTTCGTCGGCCCGATGCTCCCAGCTCACATGCATAGGCAAATGCAGCCAGACGCAGTGGCTGACCGTGACTCCCGCCTTTACTGGAAATTGGCCGCTGATTTCAAGCGTTTTGGCCGCGTCGATTTCTCTTCAACCGGCACACCCTGGGTTGGTGATGCCTTCGGCTTCGGCCAATCAATCAATGAGGTGTATGCATGAAAATTCTTCGCGGCTTTGTCGTCGGTATCGTTCAAAAAGGCACTGAGCAAAAGCCCTGGTGCATCGTCGGCATGAACTGCGTTTCGAAGAACCGCAACGGCTTTGAAGAGACCGCCCTGGTTGAATTTATGGTTGCTGGTCAGCAGTACAAAGACGGCCTCCATAACGCCTATCGCCAGCACGTCGGCTCTGAAGTCTTCGCGCCCTACAGCGACGAGCTGGACGAATTCAACGGCAAATTCCGCATTCGCTATTCGCTCCAGGGCGTGCCGCTTCGTCTCGCTGAGCTGCCTGAAAAGACTGCTCAGTCTGCCTCCGTCACTCCCGCTCCCGTATCCAAACCGGCTTAAGGGGAGTTCGCTTTCATGTCTGATGATTTAGATGAGTCTGACGAATCTTGCGAGTCTTGCGGCGCTACTGATGACGTTAGCGAAGACCCCAACGGTGAGTTTTTGTGCCCTGATTGTGCCGATGAGTCGTGGTTTAACTGAGGTTTCTCTGTGCTGATTCTCGACCGTGTTCTGTGCAACTGCTGCGGCGACGATATGGGCCAGTTGCACCATCAGCCCGCCCCCCAGCCCGATCTGCTCGATGATCATTCTTCGGCTCCGTACTTTGCTGTATGCCCAAATTGTTCTTCCGGTGAGGATATTGCTCTATGAGTGCTACCTGCTGCGGCTGCGGTGATGACTTCGATTCAGATGAGGTCGAGGATTCCGCAGATTTATATGAAGCCCTGGGCGTACCTGATGGCGAAGTTTATTGCGGTGATTGTCTCGGGGAGATGTTCGAATAATGCCCGAGACATTAACTCAAGTAACGGTTGAGGGAGTTATCTCCGTATATACCGCAAGTTTCATGCTGACTGTTGCTGCCTGGGCATTCGGCTGGAAAATCGGCGTCGCTATTGGCGTCATTCGTAAACTCTAAGAGGTAAAGAAACATGGATGCAATTTTTGCTGCTGTTGATTTCAGTTCTGTTGCTGCCTGGGTCGGTACTGTCGGTGTCGCCGTTATCGGTATCACAATGGCGTTCAAGGGTATCGACCTGGGCAAGCGCGGCGTCAAAAAGGCTTAACGCGCAAATCAATAGGGGAGGGGGCGGAAACGTCCCCTTTTTTACATTATGGACCAGCAACTTTTAATAACGTCAGCTGATGTAGCCATGCTGGCATATTCTTTAATATTCCTTGGCGGGGTTATCGGTGGATGGGCATTCGTTATTGGTGTTTCTCGTTCTTGATCTTTTTCTTTTCAATTCCCGACTCTTACTCGGCAACTAGAAAGCAAGTAAATATGCCTTCTCGTAGCGATGTTGTTAGTGGCCCTGGCGGTAGTTTCCAAACGCCAAACGGTGACGCTGCGTTTTACGGTCAGGACTTTGTTGATGAGCATACGGCTGGCAATAGATTTCGCCCCGGTGACAATCCTGGCGGCAAGCAAAAGGTTGTCGTTAAGCCCTCTGTAAAAGCCAATCCTAAGTCTGTCGGCAAGGCTGCTGTTTCTGGTCTTCGTAGGGGCATTCCTGGTGCAGTTCTTGGCGCTGCTACGCAAGCACTTTTGAATTCTGTCGATGCTGTTATTGACTCTAGCGGCGCTGTTAGACTCCCGTCTGTTAGCGTTGACGGTGATGAGGTTTCTGAAGTTCTCAACGCTCGTGATTTTGACGCTTGTACACTGCCTTCTTCGCGCACACTAAATAAGTACATTGTTTCTAAATACGGCACTCAAACGTTTCGCTTTACTGTTATTGATGGTAGTGCCAAGCCCCCGGCTGGATTTCAATTTCATAACTATTGTATTAGCGCTAGTCTGGGTTATAAAAATAACGCGCAGGGTCTTTTCCCGACATCTTATCGTCAGCTGATATCTGATACTGCTCTAGAATATTCTGATCGGCCTGCGGGTGATGCTGATTGGAACAAAATGGAAGCTTTTGCTTCTGCCCAGTCATCGTCATTCGTTCGTGACTTACTCAAAGAGACCTGTGCCGGTGCTTTAAGTCCTGGTCGCTGTGTTGATGACCTTACTTCCTGGCACGATCTGTCGGGGCCCTCTCAGCAGCTAGGCCCCGCGTCTACGACAACTTCTCAAACGCGCAATCCTGACGGCACTTCGTCTACTACAGTTACTAGCACGCAGAATAAGTACGACTACAAGTACGGTAATACTTACTATGACTACAGCACGACTACAACAACAAATATTAATCGCGATGGCGTAATAACAACTGTTGAGGAGTCTGATAAGCAGCCTTCAGATGAATCACCGTCTGAAAATGAAGAACCCGAATATACATTCGAGGATGCTGACTTTCCGCCTGTCACCAGCTTCTATGAGCGAAAGTATCCTGACGGTCTCCAGGGTGTTTGGAGTAAAGCGAAGACCGATTTGGATAACTCAGCCTTTATTCAGTTTTTGTATTCTTTTGTCCCGTCCTTCTCTGGTTCCTGCCCGTCGTTCGGTTTAAATATGAATATATCGTCCTGGGCTGCTTATGGCTTCCAGTCTTTCAGTTCCATTTGCTATGTCCTTGACTTCGTTAAGGCCATTCTTTTGGTTACTGCTCTATTCACGGCTCGCGCTATAACTTTCGGTGGCTGACATGTCTGGCGTATTTCAGTTTTTCACAGCAATACTCTCCAAATTGTCCAAGTTTGCTGAATGGTTTCTCTCTGTCTTTCTCCAGATATTCAAAGATATCTGGTTCATGGCTACTGACGTTGTTTGTTGGTTTTTCGAGTCATCAATCTCTATTGCTATCACTGCCCTCAACTCTATTTCTATGCCCTTTGATCCATCTACCTACTATTCTATGATTCCATCAGAGGCTGCGAATATTCTCGGTTATGTTGGAATTCCTCAGGCGATTGCAATAATCGTTGCTGCCCTGGTCGTGCGGTTCATTCTGCAAACTATTCCGTTTGTTCGCTGGGGTTCCTGATGATTAATCTATTGCTCGGCCAGCCTGGTGGCGGTAAAAGTTATGAGTCTGTCGCATTTCATGTAATACCGGCAGTGGTGGAGCAGGGTAGAAAGGTCATAACAAACCTTCCGTTACGACTTGATATGTGGGAGCACTTTTTCCCAGGCTCAACGAAGCTGATAGAGATACGCGCTAATTATCATTTTGATGGCCGTATGAATTTCCCCTTTAGTCGTCTTGAGGATTTTGGCGATTCTTGGCGCGGGGATAATGAAGTTGGTCCACTTTATATTATTGATGAATGTCACAAGTCTCTGCCTCGTGTGGGCACGCCCGTTCAGATTGAGGAGTGGTTTGCTGAGCATCGGCATGAAGGTGCTGACGTTCTTTTGATTACTCAATCGTACGGCAAAATTAATCAGGCTATTCGTGATGCCGTACAAGTTGTTTATCGCTGTAAGAAGGCTACTGCCTTTGGTAGTAATGACAAGTACATACGCAAAGTTCAGGACGGTTTACGCGGCGAGGTTGTGAATACCAGCATTCGCAACTATGAGTCGAAGTTCTTCCCACTCTACAAGTCCCATACAAAGTCAAACGGCGCGGTACTTGAGGCTGTGGCTAGCGATATCGTTCCGATCTGGAAGCGATGGCCGTTCAAGGGCGCTGCTATCTGCGCCTTGGTTGTTATTTGCCTGTCTAGCTACAACGTCATGAAGGGAGGTAAGAAGGTGCCGCCTCCGCTTCCATCTGCTGGCGTCGAGCAGTCTGATGTTGGCCCCGTAACACGTATCGAACCGGCTGTTTCTGTCGAAGTAGCGCAGCCTCGCGGCCCTGACCAGCTGATTCATCCGTATCAGGGCTATACGATGCATCTTTCTGCTCTGCAGGTCGGTAAGCGTGTTCTCCAGGGCGAAACTGAGCCTTCCGCGTATCTGAATGGCTTCATCACTATTTCGCAGAATGGCCAGGCTATCAGGCAGGTTGGTTTTCGAGATCTTGAAGACGCTGGCTATACAATTCGTTATCACTCGCTGACTGTGATTAGCCTGGAGTTCAAGGGCTTTGACGTGGGGTATGTCGTGTCCGGTCTTCCTCAGGTTTCCCTTGCAGCAAAAACACCTGGTAAGCAGACTGACGGGTAAGCGGGAGGGCTCCCGCTTGCGGGAGGGACCCGCTTACATGGCAGGAGATTCGTGTGGGTATGTATGATCGCGATTGGTACCGAGAGGAACGCCGCAAGCGCCGGTACCCCAATACTCAAAACGTTCAACCCCAGACTAATCATCATGTCAGTGGTCCGCCTGAATTCATCAGTTCGCGTTCTGTTGTGCTGATTCTGGCCCTTATGGCTGCTGTTGCTGCCTATCTAGGGTTCGCATAATTCAGGCGTTACGTTGAGCGCCGTCCGGACACTAGCGCAAGCTCCGGGCGGTGCGTAACGTAATGGCCATTATGCGCAAGCCAATACCTCTCCCGATCCCGCCACACCTCGTCTCTGACGCCCGTCTATACGCTCCAGGGCGTGCTGATCTCGATGCCGTTTGCCATGTCCTTGAGGACTATCCGCGCTTGGCTGGAGAGGTTCGCCAGCTCCGTCGCCGTGTTGCGGATCTCGACACCGAAGGCGCCCAACTGGATGACCTGCTGGCCAGACTTAAGG